GCGCCTTATACCGCCAGGCCGAGCTATTCGAGGACATGGAAGAGAAGGACGCACATCTGGCCAGCGTCCTGCAGACCCGAAAACAGGCGGTGGTTGGCCTGGATTGGTCGATTCTGCCATATTCCGCAGACGCCAAAGACCAGGAAATCGCCGAGTTCTGCGACGAAGCGATCCGCCAGACGGCATTGTTCGAAGAGGCCCAGCTCGACCTGCTGGACGCCATCGGTAAGGGTTACGCCGCGGCGGAAATCATCTGGACCTACGACGGCGGCCGGGTCAGGCCGGAGCGCCTGGACTGGATCCACCCGAAGCGGATCAGCCTCTACGACAGCCTGACGCCCCGGATACTCACCGACACCGATCTGCTCCGGGGGATCGAACCGCCTCCCTGGAAAATCATTTATCACCGCTACCGCTCCAGAAGCGGCCACGACAGCCGGGCCGGAGTGCTCCGGGTGTGCGCCTGGATGTACCTGTTCAAGAATTACGCCATCAAAGATTGGGCCGTGTTCGCCGAGGTTTTTGGCATGCCGCTGCGGCTGGGGAAATATGAGCCTTCCGCTTCCCAGGCGGATAAGGACGCCCTGGTGACGGCCCTGAAATCTCTGGGCACCGACGCGGCCGGGATTATTTCCAAAGCCACGGAAATCGAGTTTGTGGAGGCCTCCCAGCGTCTCTCCGGCAATTCAAATCCCTACGATCTCCTGGCGGGCTTCTGCAACCGGGAAATCTCGAAGGCGGTGCTGGGCCAGACGCTGACCACGGACACCAGCCAGTCCACCGGCACCTACTCGGCCGGCAAAGTGCACGGCGAAGTGCGCCGGGATATCCTGGAGGCCGACGCCAAAGCCCTGGACCAGACGCTGCGGATGCAGCTGCTTCGGCCCCTGGTGGGGTTCAACTTCGGCTGGGACAAGCCGGTGCCGTATTTCGACCACAATATCGAGGAGGACGAAGACCTCAAGGCCGTGGCCGAAACCTACAAGCTCCTGGGAGAAATGGGTTATCCGCTGACCCTGGAACACGTCAGCGACCGGTTTGGCGTGCCGCTGCCGGAGGCCGGGCAGACGTTATTAAACAAAGGTCAGGGGTCAGGGGTCAGGGGTCAGGAAAACGAAGACAAAGAAGATCTGGAGGGACCCGAGGCACAGGGAGGTGCCGAGGGTGCTCCTGATGAGGATACCGAGGCCAACAGGTTCACCGTGCCCTTGCGGGACGGCCAGACTATGCCTGTCACCCGGCACGATAAGCCGGTTATTCAGGCCCAGGAGGATCTGCAGCTGCTGGTGGATCGGGCTCTGGCCGCGTCCAGCCGGGCCGTGGCCGATCTGCTGCGCCCGGTGCGCCGGGTCATCGACGCCGGCGGCAGCCTGGAGGAGATCCGGGCCGGGCTCCTGGAAGTGTATCCGGAGATGCCGGCTGCGGACCTGGCCAACGCCTTGCACGAGGCCTTAGTCCTGGCGAGCCTCCGGGGGAGGCTTGACGATGCCCGATAACTTCGGCCAGTTTCTGGTAGGCGAGGGCGTGCCGCCCTTTGAGGAAGCGGTGGCCTGGTTTATGGATAAAGGCATTGTCACCCCGGACGAGTTTGAGGATTTGTCTAAAGAGATGCGGCTCAAGGCATTTACCGCAGCCTACACCTACGGCGCCGACGAGCTGCTGACGGTGTACAATGCCTGCCTTCGGGCCATTGACCAGGGCACCACGCTCCGGCAGTTCGTTAAGGAAACGGCGCACATTTTGGAACGGCCCTGGCACCGGGAAACGGTCTTCCGGACCAACGTCCTGTCTGCCTATGGCCGGGGCCACTGGCAGCAGGCCCAGGAGTTAAAAGCCTTGCGGCCGTATGCCAGGTATTCCGCGGTTATGGACGGCCGCACCCGGCCGACGCACGCGGCTTTGCACGGGCTCATCTACCCGCTGGACCATCCGTTCTGGCAGCGCTACTGGCCGCCCTGGGATTACAACTGCCGCTGCGGCGCCACTACCCTGAGCCAGGTGGACGTGGACGAAGACAACTTAACGGTGCGCCGGGACCTGGGCGACGATCTGCCGCCGGTAAATCCCAAATTTGCCGGCCCGGCCAGCGACCAGCCCTGGGAGCCGGATTACGCCAGATACCCGGCCCCGGTGGGCCAGCAATTACAAACAGCAGTGAGGGCTATCTATGACTGAAGCCATTTTACTCCTGGAAGCCAAAGGCGGCGCGCCGGAATGGTTCTGCGTTCTGCCCCGGGGCGAAGTCAGGCTGGCCGACGGCCGGCCGTCCTTTCAGGTGACCCCCGCGGCCCTGCAGGCGGTCATGGAGGATTACCGCCGGCGGGGCAATGATCTGGTGATCGATTACGAACACCAGACCATGGAAGGCATCGAGGCGCCCGCAGCCGGCTGGATTAAAGAGCTGGACCCCCGGGACGACGGCCTCTGGGCCCGGGTGGAGTGGACCGATAAGGCCCTGGGCTACATCGAAAAAAAGGAATACCGGTATTTTTCGCCGGTTGTCGCTTTGAACAAAGAACGCGTCGTCACCGCTTTATTGCATGCGGCGCTGACAAATTTTCCGGCCATTGCCAATCTGACGCCCCTGGCGGCCAGAATGCAGGCCGACCGAATTGCGTGGGAGGAAACTATGGTGGAAGGATTAAGAAGTATTTTAGGGGTGGCCACCGACGCCGAGATACCGGTGGTGGTGGAACGGCTGCGCCGGGAGAACAGCGCCTGGCAGGGACTGGGGCTCGGCGAGACGCCGGAACAGGCCCAGGGCGCCGTGTTAGCTTTGCGCCAGGCCCAGGAGCAGTTCATCACCGTCCAGGAACAGCTGCTGGCCCTGCAAAACGCCGCCGCCAGCCAAGCCGCCAAAGACGCAGTGGAAGCCGCCCTGGTGGCCGGGAAACTCACCCCGGCGCAGCGGGACTGGGCCCTGAAATATGCGGCCGATTCTCCGGAGGGTTTCAGATCCTATGTCGAGCAGGCCCCCAAAGTGGTGCCGCTCCAGGAAAAACTGCCCGCCGGCAATGACAAGCCAGCCGACTCGGTGCTGGCGGCCGAAGAAACGGCCATCTGCCGGGCCATGGGCATCGACAGTGAACAATTCGCGGCCACCAAAAAGCGGCTGGCCGATGAGAGAGGTGACAACTAATGGCTCTTTCTGCAGATCGAAATACCACCTACCGGGACGGCATTGAGCTGGAATTCCCGGTGAAAGCCGCCACCAAGATCTATGCCGGGTCGATGGTGTGCGTCGGCGCCGCCGACGGTTATGCCATCCCGGCGGCGGATGCGGCCGGCAATATCTTTGTGGGCGTGGCTGTGGAACAGGCTGATAACAGCTCCGGCGCCAATGCCGCCATCAACGTCCGGGTGCGCCGCAAGGGCGTCTTTGACTTCGCGGCCTCATCCATTCTGCAGGCGCATGTCGGCGACGTCATGTACGTCGTGGACGACCAGACCTTCGACGAAACCACGCCGGGCAACTCGGTCGTGGCCGGGATCCTGGTAAAATACGTCTCGGCTACTCGGGGCTGGATCGACATCGAGGCCGGAGTCCGGGTGGGCGCCACCATTGCCGCCTCCGCCATTTCCGTGGCCGATGCCGGCAATTATTTTGAAGCCGGCGCCACCACCGCGGAGCAGGTGCTCCAGGAAATTGGCGCCGAATTGGCCATTTACAACAAGGGCGTGGTGTTTCCCTGGGCTGTCAAGCTGGAAGACGGCACCGCCCTGACCAAACACTCGGCCGCCCCCACCCCGGGCTTTGCTCAGTTGAGCAATAAAGAGGTGGTGCTCCAGTGGGCTAAACATGCTACTCCGGGCGAGGCCGCAGCCCTGTTCGTGCTGCCGGACGACCTGGACGGCACGGCCGCCGTGGAGTTCCACATTATGGGTTGCGTGGACGGCACCGACACGCCCACTGTTACCACTGAATGCTATATTGGCATCGGCGATACCGACTGCGGCGGCGCCACCACGGAAATGACCGCGGGCGCCAGCACCATGAATGAAGAGTATGTGTCGATTGCCCACGGCAATGTTCCGGACGGTGGCCCCGCTCCTGTGACCGTGTTGTTTAACCCGACAGACGGCCAGCTCGGGAACGATAACTGCTACTGCTACGGCATGTGGCTGGAATACACCAAAAAGAAGACGGCGTAAAACATGACCGACGCTGAGATACTGGACCGGATCGGCGCAGCCCTGCCCGGCCTGGACTGCCAGGCCGGGTGCGTGGAATGCTGCACTGTGGCACTCTGGTCCTTAGAGGAATGGCGACGGCTGCCCCAGGAGCACAAAGGCAAAGGCTACGGTCTGCTGAAAGTGCCCATGCGTGTTAATGGCGGCCGCACGGTAACGGCATTTTTGCCGGTGCTGGCCCAAAACATGATGGCGCTGGCCACCAGAAAAAAAATGGCCGTGACCATCGCCGCGGAGGCAGGTATTGTCCTTGCCGGCTTTGGCCTGGAGAATATCTCCTGCGTCTATCGCCGGGAGGGCGAGGGCTGCGCCGTGTATGAGCACCGGCCCTTTACCTGCCGCATCATGGGCGCCAGCGCCGTCCCCGGCCCGATGAAATGTCCTCGGGGTATCGAGTGCGCCGCACCGTTGCCGGAAACGATCATCATGCAGCGTTTTTTGCTGTGGACAAACCTTTTCGAGAACGACCCCCGTTATATGGAGAAAAAACCATGATCATTAATCAGTCTAACCTGTCCAATATGTACGTGGCGCTGAATACCATATTCAACGCCGCCTATGAAGGGGCCCCCAGTTTCTATAACCGGGTGGCGATGGTGGTGCCCAGCGCCAACAAAACCAACGATTACAAATTCATGCTGCAGTTTCCCATGCTGCGGGAATGGATCGGTGATCGCCAGATCCGGTCGTTGGCCGCCGCCAATTTCCAGATCACCAATAAGGACTACGAAGCCACCGTGGAGGTGGATCGGAACGATATTGAAGACGATCAGCTCGGCGTCTACAACCCGGTGGTGGCGGAACTGGGCCGGTCCGCCCGGCAGCATCCGGACACCCTGATCGCCGCCCTCCTGGCCGCAGGCTTTTCCACGGCCTGCTACGACGGCGAGTATTTTTTTGACACCGACCACCCCGTCGGCTCCGGCACCCAGAGCAACGACGGCGCCGGCGGCGGCACCGCCTGGTATCTCCTGGATACCACCCGGGCCATCAAGCCCTTTATCTTCCAGCAGCGCACCCAGCCGATGCTGGTCCGCCAGGACCGGCCGGACGATGAACACGCCTTCATGCGGAAAAAATTCCGCTACGGCGTGGACTACCGGGGCGCCGTGGGCTACGGCCTCTGGCAGCTGGCCTATGCCAGCAAGGACACCCTGAACGCCACCAACTATGCTGCGGCCCGGGCCGCCATGATGGGCTTCACCAACGATGAGGGCGTGCCCCTGGGCATTACCCCGAACCTCCTGGTGGTGCCGCCCAGCCTGGAGGCCAACGCCAAAGAGCTGCTCCTGGCGGAACTGCTCGGCGTTACCGGCGAAGGCAGCAAGACCAACGTCTGGCGCAACACCGCCGAACTGCTGGTAGTGCCCTGGCTGACGTAACCTGATATCTCTCGTGGGCTCCGGCCCGGTGGTCCAGAGGCCGTATCGAAAACGGCTGAACCGGGCACCCCTTTTTATGCTGACGATTAAAGATCATATCCTGTATCAGGACGGCCGCCGGGTCAACTGGAAACAGTCGCCCAACCACGGCGGGGTTATCGTGCCGGAGATCGCCGTCATCCATTATACCGGCAGCAACAGCCTGCAGGGCGCCCTGTCCTGGTTATGCCATCCCCGGGCCAAAGTCTCGGCCCACCTGGTCATCGCCAAAACCGGTCTGGTCTGGCAGCTGGTGCCCTTTAACCGCAAGGCCTGGCATGCCGGCGTTTCCAGTTATGACGGCCGGGCTAATGTCAACGATTTTTCCATCGGCATCGAGAACGTCGGCCTGGGCGACGACTGGTTCGAGGCCCAGATCCAGGCCAACATTGACGTTTTGGACGCCTTGTATCCCTTTTATCAGATTGAAGATACCGTGGGCCACTGCGACGTGGCGCCGGGCCGCAAGAGCGATCCGGGGCCGCGGTATCCCTGGGACCGGATCTTTCCGGGGTGGGAGAAATAAGATGAAAAAGATATTTTGTCTGATTTTAGTCTGCTGTTTATGTGGCTGCGCCGGCTTCGGACAGCTCAAGCCCGAAAGTGCCATCAAGGCGAATAACGCCGTGGCCACGGCCACGGGCCTGCTGCACGTTTTAAACGGCTTTTATGGTGATCTGGTAACCCTGAAGATGGCCCCGGATTACCAGGTTGAGGCCACCCGGGCCCTGAGTATCGCTGACGCCGCGGCCAAGTCCCTGAATGACATTATCGCCGGCTCCGTGGTCACCGATGCCCAGATGAATGTTGTCGCCGGCCAGGTCAGCGGCGCCCAGGCGATCCTGCAGACGGCGAAAAAATAGAGGAGTAACCATGCCCTCGATGATCCAATATCAACTGGCTTATGACGCCAATCGGCACCCGCACGGCGCCATCGTGGCGCCCTCCCAGCATGTGGACGCCTACGTGCTGGCGGCCTCGGTGGCCCAGACGGTCACTGTGCCGGCCGGGGCCCGGATCGCCGTGTTTTCCTGCGGCGCCGATTTCTTGGTCAATTTCCAGGGCGCCGCTGCCGCGGTGCCGGCGGCCAACATTACCAGCGGGGCGGCTCCGGAGCTTAACCCGACGGTCCGGGATCTCACCGGCCAGACCAGTTTTTCCGTTATTGCGGAGACTAACTGCATCTTAACGATATCCTATTTCGGGTAAGAATATGGTCCGGCGTCTTCTCCTTATAATCTGCCTCCTGTCCCTGCTGCTGGCGGGCAGCGCCGACGCCGGCCTGTTCTCCGGCCGGGACGGCTATTTCAGCGGCCACCGCAGCCCTGGCCTCTCCGGGCTGTTTAACTGGCTGAAACGGGCCGTTACCACCACCGTCTATATCGAGTATGAATCTGCTTCAGTGAACGAGGCCATTGCCGGGACACTGACCATACCGGTTAAACTGTCGAAAGTCAGTTCCGGGACGGTGACGGCCCGGATCACACTCACCGGCGCCAAGTCGCAGAGGGACGACTGGGGCTTCCGAGCCAATTACAGCCTCTCCGGCGCATCCTACGATACCAGCACGTTGCCCTTTGAAACGTCTTACATTGATGTTTCCTTCCCGCCGGGCACCACCACCGTCGAATTACCTTTAGAAATCCTCAACAACCCCACGGTGGACGCTGACAAATCCCTAACTCTGACAATTACCAGCGCCAGCAGCGTTGCTATCCATAACACGAATCCCGTCATCACCATCAACGACGCGGCCCGAGAACACGACGTGGACGTCACCGACCAGACAGCACTTACGGCTATCTCCGGCACCCTGGCGGGCAAGGCTCTGGTAGCAGACAGTCCTGACGACCAGTCAAGCAACTTTCAAGACATTCTAACATACTTCGCAAATCACCCGGCAGTCCTGCGGCTGCCGGCCGGGACCTACCTCTGTAAGTCCTTAGATATTTCACCGAACACAACTTTGCTCGGAGCTGGACCGAGCACCATAATCAAAAAAGTGTCAGGTGGGGAGCTGCGACAGGCCAAGTCCGAAAGTATCTTCTGGGCCAAAGCCTATGCCGGGGCCACAGATACCGGAGTTATGGCGATAAAAAATCTGGTGCTGGACGGTAACGATATCCCCTTCTTGGTAACGCTGAAGTTTGGTGCCAGCGAGGTGGACGACGGCGATTATTTCTACTTCAATGGCGACAGCACCAACCAAAAATTTACGTTTAAAACCTCTGCTTCCGGTGCTGACCAAATCCAAATAGCTGCCGGGGATATTCCTACTACCATAGCCAATGCCAAAGCTAAGATCGCAGCCAGAGGTGGCTATTCGGTCTACGATAAGACTGGCGATTCGACTCAGTTTGGTGTTGCTTACGATACACAACCTGGCTATCTGTGGGTGACAGAAAACTGTGATACAGCCGAGATCACGTTCGACAA